GCTGCCAGCGCAGCGAGAGCGGTCAACCCACAACAAGTGGTCCGCTTGCTCAAAGACCAAGTGCGTCTTGGCGAAAGTGGCGAAGTCGAAGTCATCGACCCCGCTTCTGGCCAAGTTCGTTATTCCGACAATGGCGAGCCATTGACGATGAATGACCTGGTCCAGGGCTTTTTAACAGAGAATCCCCATTTCTTGGCAGCAGTCCCTGGCGGTGCTGGAGTCCACGGCAACACACGCGGCAAAGGCGTGGAAGCCATAGACCCCACCAAACTGGACCTCAATGATCCAGAACAGAGAAAGATCTATGCGGAATGGAGAAAGAACGCTTTCACCAATGTCCGTAAGGTCAACTAATATTTGCCAACCATATAAGGAGATTTAAGATGGCATTCGGTGATAACACATTAAAAACCACAACATCCGCACCAGGTGGTGCTGATCTGTTTGCTAACATCGTCCAAGAGGCGATCTTTACCGCACAAGAGCGTTCCGTCCTGGTTCCCCTGTGCTCGGTCTATGACATCAGCGGTTCCGCTGGTAAGACCATCCAAGTTCCCGTTTACCCAACGGTATCGGCTGCTTCGCTCACAGAAGGCACAGACATCACAACTGATACTTCTGTAAACCCCACAGCCAAAACTATCACTGCCGCTGAATACGGCGTGCTGACCATCGTCACTGACCTGATGAAGCAAAGTGCTGGTCGTGATGTCGCTGCCGACATTGGCCGCATCCTTGGTGAAGCCATCGCCAAGAAACAAGACGAGACCATCGCTGCCCTGTTCTCGGGCTTCAGCGTTGGCCTGGGCGCCGCTGGCACAGAACTTTCTGTTGAACTGCTGTTCCAAGCCGCAGCTAAACTGCGTGCTGCCAACGCCCCCGGTACATACGCCGGTGTATTCACACCTGAAGCGATGTATAACCTCAAGAAGACACTGGTCAATGCTGGCTACAGCACTGGCGCAAACTCCTTGAGTATGGTCGGCGAAGAAGCCCTCCGTGCTGGTTATGTTGCTACCATCGCTGGTATCAACCTGTTTGAGTCCACAGCAATGACACCTGATGCCAACGATGACATCGTTGGTGCCGTGTTTGCCCCTCAAGCCCTTGGCGTCGCTGTCAAGAAAGGCATCACAATCGAAGTCCAGCGTGACGCAAGCCGTCGCGGTGACGAGATCGTTGCCACAGCTACCTGGGGTGTGGGTGAGTTGGTCGATGCCTACGGTGTTGCTGTCACGGTTGACGGCGCTCTGTAATCTCGCGATAGATAAAGGACCAAGACAATGACGATGAGCACCGACACTGATATCCAAGAGTATATGCCAGACCTCTATGAGTATGGCATCCAAGACTTCACTTCGGATCACACCAAGACCCGGGAAGATATCTTGCGTCGGCTGCGCATCGAATGGTGGCCCAAGTTCCAACCCTGGAAGTTCGATGCTCGTGTCATCAACGAGTATTCCGAAATGGACGAGGATCTCCTCACAGAGAGCCAGTTCACAAGGGCCGCTGTTTTCCATTGTCTTGCCTACTACATACTACCCAAACTTGCCAAGTTCGATCCCGAAGGCGACAGGTTTGAGAATATGATGAAGCACTACAAGAGTCGTTTCGAAGAAGAGTTCCAACTGGTCCTTAGAGATGGTGTCGAGTATGATCGCAACCAGGACAATACCGTCCAGGATGCTGAAAAGACTCCCATCAACTTTGGAAGGTTAGTTAGATGAGTCGTCGTGAGCAGATCGTCGCTGATATAATCCTGGCTTTGCGCGACACTGAAGATCCCATCGTCAGTTTCGTCAGCAGAGAACCGTTTGATTATACGCAGTTGAGCAGACAGCAGTTTCCCGCTGTCTATGTGGCCACAGCAGATGAACAACGCAGAGACCTCACACAACGAGGCACTTCTGGATTGAGGGAAGGTCGCTTACAAGTGGCCCTCACTGGGTTCGTCAATGGCAACAACATCGATGTGGCTCGCAATGATCTCATTGAACGAGTTGAGGAACGTTTAGATCGGGATCGCACTCGTGGTGGTTATGCTTACAGCACGCAACTCACGGAAGTCGCTGTTGATATGAGCATCGTCCAACCATATGGTCGTGTGGATATGATCATAGAAGTAGTATACACCTATCAGAGAGGAGCAGCATAATGATCGACAAAACAGGTCGGGTCGAGATGCGTGAAGGCACACGCCAGCGTTGGGTCAAACCCGCTGATGTGGCCCAGTTCGAGCGTAGCGGTTGGCAAAGAGCCGATCAAGAAGTTCGAGCCGTATTGAAGCCCACAAAAAAGCAACAAGTTGAGGTAGAACCTCAACAGCCAACAAACACAGAGGAGTAAGAGATGGCAACAACATACACAGGTCAATCAGGTGTCATCAAGATGGACACCGCGGCTGGCACGGCTACAGCATTGGCTGAAGTCACAGCCTTCAGTATCGACCACACCGTGAACACCATTGAAAGCAGCGCGATGGGCGATCAGTATCGTCAGTATCGTACCAGCATCAATGAATGGTCAGGTTCGGCCGATATCTATCTATCCAGCGACGAGATCAGCAACTTTGGTGATAGCGTGCTGGTTGGTAATGGCGCAGGCGCAGGCAGCAATGGCGCTACCATCACCCTTGAAGCATACCCAGGTGGCGATACCGCAGGTTTTCCAAAACTCAGCGGTGAAGTCATCGTCACAGGTTTTTCAGTAAGTTCGGAAATGGAAGGAATGGTCACGGCCTCCATCAGTTTCCAGGGCACTGGAGCACTGACACTGGGCACAGCATCGTAATATGAAACTCGGGATCAAAGTTGACTTTGATCCCAGTTTCGCTCGTCGTCAAGATCAGCGACTGGGAGCGTTCGTCGAAGATGTTATGACATCTTATCGAGATATCGCTGCCACCAAGACACCACGACGCACTGGAGCAGCGGCAAGAGCCTGGCACACGCAGGGGTCAGGTAAGAACACAGCCGCAGTCAACAACAAGCCCTACATCCAACGGTTGGATGAAGGATACTCAAGACAAGCCCCGCGGGGGATACTGAAACCCACTACCAAAGAAATCAGGAGGAAATACCGATGAGCGTAATACAACGAGCAACACAACATTTTAGAGCCAAACTGGATGGTTCGCTACAGAGCGTGGAAGTGCCCGAATGGGAAGCCACCGTCTACTACTATCCAACCACACCACTCAAAGACGAAAGTGCCATCTTGAAACTACAACAAGAAGGCAAGACCGTGGAAGCATTGGTCCAGAGTTTGGTAGTCAAAGCCAGGAACGCAGATGGCTCCAAAATGTTCGCACCCGCAGACCGAGTCACATTGATGAACGAAGTGGATCCCAAGATCATCATCCGTGTGGCCGGAGTCTTGAACGGGGTTGATGCTGAAAGTTTGGATGAAATAGAAAAAAACTAAACGAGGACACCGACCTCCTTTTCCTGATGAGTGTTTGTCGGGAGTTGGGGATAACCCTACAGCAGGGGTTTGAAATGTCAGTGTTCGAGTTTAAATGCTGGGCCGCTTACTTCAAGATAGAACAACAACGACAGAAGGAAGCGATGACTAAGGCAAAGGCTAAAAGGAGATAGACACGGTGGCCAATGACGCAACCATAAGAGTTGGTGCCGATACCTCGGCAGCAACACGGGCATTAGGAAGTTTACAACAGGCCTTGGGGGCATTGGCCACTGGTGTGGTGGCCAAAGGATTCCAGAATCTCGCGGACCAAGCCACTTCCTTGCGCAATCGACTCAACCAAGTCAGCGACAGCAGTGAATACACTGGATTCTTGTTCAACAAACTGATCCAAACTGCGCAAAACGCACGCACTCCGTTGGCACAGACCGGTGATCTCTTTTTCCGTATCGCCAGAAACACCGATGCCTTGGGCATCAGCCAAGAACAAGCACTCAAAGCCACCGAGTTGGTGGCCAAAGCCATCAGCAGTTCGGGTATCTCGGCACAAGAAGCCGCGGGTCCCTTGCTCCAGTTGGGACAGGCCTTACAATCCGGCACACTACAAGGTGATGAACTGCGAAGTATCCTGGAAGGCTTGCCACCGGTGGCTGAAGCCATCGCCAAGAGTCTGGGAGTCAGCATCGGCGAACTGCGCAGATTGGGCAGCGAAGGCAAGATCAGCAGCCAAGCAGTGATACAAGGTATCCTGGCTGCCAATGACACCATCGAAAAGAACTTTGGCAGGACCGTTCCCACCATCGCGGATTCATTCACACGACTCACCAATGCTACCATAGCATTCGTTGACAAGATCAACTCGGCGTCGGGTGCTACCACGGTGTTTGGCAAAGCCGTAAACTATGTGATCCAGTTCATCAACTTCTTGGGCGACAACATCGAGATCTTGTTGGACATCGTGACCATCGTGTTCAGCCTTTGGATCGGTGGTCGTGTGATATCCTTGCTTAAAGCGGCTGGTGCCGCTGTGATCCAGTTTGGAAACTGGATCAAAAGTCTGGGCTACATCTTCACTGATATGGGCAAGGTCGTATCATCCACTTTTGGATGGGTAGTGAAGTTCTGGAAGAGTGCCTTTAGCACTATGGCCAAAGCAGCGGAAAGTAATATTTCCGGCATACACTATGCCTGGCGTTGGTTCTATGTGTATTTCGGCACCGTGATCAAAAGCATCGGCAGCCTCTTGAAGAATCTGGCGGCACCTTTGACCGTAGCCTTGGCTGCGTTTATGGACTTCTTTGATCCCATCATCAACAAGGCCCGAGAACTATTGAGTTATTTGCCTTTGATCGGCCGATGGTTCAAGACCGGTGTCCAACTGCCTGAAAGCAAAGGCGATCCCTTGGGCATCGATGAAGCACTCAAGAGTATGGACAAGTTCAAGCAAAAGGGTGCTGGACTCAATATCGAAAGCAACGCACAAAAAGATTTCAACAAAGAGATGGCCAAGACCATCGCTGCTCGACAACTGGAACTGGACATCTTGGGGATGTCGGGTTCGGTCAGCGAAGAAATGATCGCTGCTTACAAGGCACAGATGGAATACATCAATGCTGCCAACGAAAAAGGAGCACAAGTGGTCCAGAAAGATATGGAACGCTTGATGACCATAGCACGACAGAATGTCGAGTTGGAAAAGCAGATCCGTATGACCGAAGAGATCCGTCAGCGGGGGCAAGACACTCTCAAGAGCATCGCTGTGGCTGCTGATCCAAGAATCTCGCAAGAACAAGCCTACATAGATGCCAAGATAGCATTGGAAAACTACTACATCGAAAACAGCTCCTTGACGCACGAGCAGTATCAGCAAGCCTTGGCCGATCTCGAAACACAGATGGCCTATCAACGCTATGATGCTTTACAAGAGATGGACAGCCAGTATTGGAGCAATGTCACCAAGTCGATGGAGATGTATTATCAAGAGATGGGCATCAACAATCAGCAAGCCAAAGAGATGGCTCGTGAGCGTGTGGCATTTGAGCGCAAGAGCGAAACAGAAAAAGCACAATGGGCCATCCAACAAGGTGCTTCGGTATTTGATGAGTTAGGCAAGCACAACAAGGCAGCATTCCAAGCAGCCAAGGCCTTCAACATCGCCAACGCTATTATGAACACCTACACTGGTGCCACCAAAGCCTTGGCTATGTATCCTCCTCCCTTCAACTTCATCGCTGCTGCCGCTGTAGTGGCTGCTGGTCTGGCACAAGTGGCTTCGATCAGATCACAACAATACTCGGGACGAGCCATTGGTGGTCCAGTGGCCGGAGACACGCCTTACATCGTTGGTGAGAACGGACCAGAGTTGTTCGTGCCCACAGGTTCGGGCAAGATAGTGCCCAACAATCAGATGGGTGGTCAGCCCGTGAATGTCAACTTCACCATCGTGGCCAATGACACAAGAGGTTTCGATCAACTCTTGGCCGAGCGGAAAAATGATATAGTAAATATGGTAAGATCGGCCATCGAAGATCGTGGCCAACGAGCCCCAATGTAAAGGATGATTGAGTATGGCAGGTTTAGGTAATCTTTTAAAAGACACCATCGGAGCAGTCATTGGCGGTCCCATCACTGACCAGCAAATACAGGCGGCCATTGATGCCTTGTTGGCCCTGGGCTACAACACCAGCACGGATTTCTTGCCCAACAGCCGTTTCGCATCTGTGAAGTTGATCAGCAACGCACCCACACAGATCAACCAAGCCATAGCCGGCAACAGCCAAAGGAATCAGATCGCTGGACATTACTGGACTGCGGAAGTGTCTTACACTGACCTTGATGCCACCACTTATCGTGATGTTATGGGTTTCATAGCCAGCCGGCGTGTGGGGCTCACAGACTTTTTCGTGATCTTGCCCGAGTTCAGTGTTCCCGCTGGTGATGTGGGCAAGATGGCACAAGATACCCTGACGGTGACCGCAGCCCGTAGCACTGGACAGACATCCATCGCTGCTGACTTTGCCATACACACATCCACATCAATGACCAGTGCTGGGCTTGATCCCACAAAGGCATTCCGTCGTGGTGATTTCATTTCTTTCAGCAACCACAGCAAGATGTACCAACTCACTGCTGATGCCACTATGAACAGCAGCGGCAATGTGACTTTGAGCATCTATCCTGGTTTGTTTACCAACATCACCACTTCCACTACCATAAACTATTTCCCCGCGGTGTTTAAGTTTTTCATCGCAGCATCCGAACAAGAATACACAGCATCCGTGGGCGACAGCCGCGGTTTAGTGATCAAACTACAGGAGAGCATATGAAGTCTCTGACTTCTACGCAGATCGATCAACTGGAATCGATGCGTATCCTCACTGCTGATCTTTTAGAGATCCAGTTGACCACTCCCTTGTATTTCACCAATGCTGGTTATGATTTAAGCATAGCCACTGCCACTTCGGGTGGCACACAGACCTATGCCGCTTACGGCAACTTCATAAGTTTCTCTGGCATACGCGAGATTGAAGAGACTCGCGTCAACAATGTCAGCATCACGCTTTCGGCCATTGGAACTGCTTTACAGAATCTTTTCTTGAACGATCACTACTTACATAGAGCCGTGCGCATATATCGTGTGCTGTTTGACACTGACACTGGTGGAACCATCACTGACCCCATACTTTTGTATGAGGGATCGATCACAGGTGCCACTATCTCGGACAGCGTCCAAGAAAGCACCATCGAAGTGACCACTTCCAATCAGTTCTATGACTTTGATCGCACAGCAGGTAGACTCACCAACTCGGGCAGCCAGCAGTTCTGGTATCCCGATGACTTGGGTTTCCAGTTCTCCACCGAAGATGTCACTGAAATCGCTTGGGGCAAAAACATATGATAGTACAAACAGCAACCACACGCGATCATAGAAGCATCGTCAATGAAGCCGAAGCCTATCTCGCTGACACCTACTACAAGACATTCACAGAAGTGGATAGAAATCACGTGATTGAGCATCTCCGTCGTTATATGATCAATCCCAACTGCCACACGGTGGTGGCTCGTAACTTCAACGACGATTTGGTGGGATTTGCCATAGCACACACCGCAGACTATGATTGGTTTCCGGGCACTCGTGTCCAAGTGGCTTATATCTGGCTGCGTCCCGAACATCGTGGTTCGGGTGTTGCTGAAGAAATGCTGGCCCGGATCGAGACCTGGGCCCGGAGTATTGGTGCTCGTGATATGATCGTTTCTGGCATCGGTGATACTGCCCGTGCCTTGGAAGGATGGTATAACCAACAAGGATTCAATAGTTTTGGATTCATCGCAGGAAAGGCATTAGCATAATGGGTGGCGTAGTCAAGGCCGTAGTCGGCGTAGTCAAGAGCGTAGTCAAGGCCGTTGTCAATGTAGTCAAAGGTGTGGTCAAAGCCGTTGCTGGTATGATCGGTGCTATGTTTGGTGGCTTTGGCGGATTTGATATGCCAGGCGGCGATATGGGTTCGGCTGAAAGCAATGCCGGACTCAAGTTCAGTGATCAAGGCACCTACAAAAGCATACCTGTGATCTATGGCGAGCGCAAAACCGGCGGACTGCGTGTGTTCGTGGCCACCAATCCAGCCAACAAGAACAAATATCTCTGGGCCGTCCACGCACTCTGTGAAGGTGAGATCGACAGCATATTCCGCATCGAGATCGATGACCGTGTTATGTGGACTGGATCCACCACTCACGGTGGTATCTATGAAGCCACCAACTCTCCCTACACAGGTCTGGTCAAGTTCCAGGTATTCCACGGTCAAGCCAACCAATCAGCCAGTTCGTTTATGTTAGATTCTGGTCAGAGTCCACCATCGGGTTGGACTGCCAATCATAGACTGCGCGGCATCGCTTATGTGGCATTCCGTTTTGACTATCCTGATCCTGGCACTGGCGAAGGAGCGCAAGAGCGTGCTGACAAGATTCCTTGGCAAGGACTACCCAATGTGGTGTGTTATGTCAAAGGCAAGAAAGTCAAAATCCCCACAGGGTTAGACAACTCATACAGCACCGAATACAACAACGAGACTGG